ATAGTTTGCCCTGAGTGCGGTAAAAAAAACTGTGCAGTCTTTGATGATGGACACCACCATTGCTTCACAATGGACTGTGGCTACACCTACTACCCAAACAAAAAAGAAAAGCAAGTGACCAGTAAGATCATTCCTATATACAAACCAAACCCACAGTTACTTAAGGTAACACCGATAGCTTTACCTAAACGTGGAATCACTAAGGAGACTTCAGAACTATTTGGTTATGGTATGTCTGAGTACAGAAGACAGCCAGTACAGGTAGCTACATATAAAGATCAGAAAGGTAATGATGTTGCACAGCACATACGCTTTCAAGATAAAAAGTTTATATGGATAGGAGATATGTCAAAGGTACAGCTATGGGGTCAGCATTTATGGAGACAGCATGGAGGTAATGGTTCTGTCTTCTTAACTGTATGTGAAGGTGAAATAGATTGCATGAGTGCTAGTCAGATACAGGGTAATAAGTTTCCTTGTGTGTCTATACCATCAGGAGTGCAGTCAGCAGCCAAGTATCTAGCAGCAAACTACAAATGGCTTGATAGTTTTTGTCGTATCGTTATCTGCTTTGACAATGATGAGGCAGGAAAAAAAGCAGCAGAGAAATGTATGGAGGTTTTGCCAAGAGGTAAGGCAGCTATAGCTAGACTAGATCGTAATGATATAAACGATCATCTTGTATCAGGAGAAAGTGAGTTAGTCAAAGATAGACTATGGAAAGCTAGACCAGTAAGACCTGACTCTCTTATAAATGCAGCAGACGCTTGGGATTTGTTTACCAAAGAAACAAGTAAACCTGTATCAGACTTCCCATACCCAAAGCTAAACGAATACACGAGAGGTTTGTTTCCTAGTCAGATCTTTACAGTAGCTAGTGCTAGTGGTGCTGGTAAGTCCACAATATGCAGAGAACTATGCCACCACTTCTTAAAAAGAAAACTTAAAGTTGGATACATTGGGTTAGAAGAATCAGTACAAAGAACTCTTCAAGGTCTTGTAGGTATTGACTTGAACATTCCTTTGCACTTAAATGAAGATGGCATAACTAAAGATGATCTGCGGATTGCGTTTGATAACCTCACATCAACACGCAATCTTTTTTTATACAATCACTTTGGTAGTCTTGAGCCTGATGTATTACTAGAACAGATAAGATATTTAGCTACTGTTGATGGAGTAAAGGTAGTCATACTAGATCACATAAGCATAGTCTTGTCTGGTCTTGAACTAGATAATGAACGCAAAGCAATAGATATAATAATGACCAAGCTTAGAAGTTTGAGTGAAGCAACTGGTATAGCTATTGTATTGGTCAGCCATTTACGCAGACCACAAGGACAATCACATGAGTCGGGCAGAGAGGTTGATACTTCAGACTTGAGAGGTAGCCACTCTCTACTTCAACTAAGTGACGTTGTACTTTCAGCCTCTAGAAATCAGACAGGAGATGAAAGCGAAAGGCAAAGACTACAGCTAAAGGTACTAAAGTCTAGACATACTGGTATGACAGGAGAAGTAGATAAATTATTGTACGACCAGAAGACAGGTCGGCTCGTTGTCTATGAGGATTTTATTTAGCTATGACTTTACTTATTGATGCTGATTGGTTGGTGTATTCTTCTTGTTGTGCTTGCGAAGAAGATACACGTTGGAATGAATGGCAACACCAACTTACAAGTGATGCAAGAAATTGTCTAAACATGATAGACAATAGACTAGATGTATATAGAACTATTGCTAGTGGTAAGCATGACATAGTTATGTGCTTTACTTCTTACCCTACATTTAGACATGAGATATTTCCTGAGTACAAGATCAATAGAATAGGTAGAAGAAAACCACTAGCATTTAGAAATGTTATAGAAAAAGTAAAAGAAAAATATGAAAGTATATCTTATGAAAACTTAGAAGGTGATGACGTACTTGGTTTGCTTGCTACCAATGGCAGATACAAAGACCCTATAATAGTTTCAGTTGATAAAGATATGAGAACACTACCATGCAAACTTATAGCTGATGATTCGATAGAACATATAACAAACAAGAAAGCAGACAGGCATTGGTTTGAGATGTCGTTAGCTGGTGATGCTGGTGATGGGATACTAGGTATCAAAGGTATGGGTATGGTTACTGCTTCAAAGACTTTAGCCAATACACCTGATACTAAAGAAGCACTATGGTCTAAGGTACAGGAGACATATACTAAGAAAGGTTACACGATTGCTGATGCTATCTTGAACGCAAGACTAACAAGAATACTGCGAGAGGGAGATTATGATTACAATACAGGTGAAGTAAAACTTTGGAACCCATAAAGAAAACCCCAAGAGGAACCACACCCTTGAGGTTTTCTTAGCGTTGCAACAAGGTAACCACTCCTTGCTATCTATAGACTAACATATAATATAGAGATAGCTCTTTAATTTTTGTGTCTTTACCAGTAATTACTGACGAACTTATACAAGCCTTAGATGCTGTGTTTCCTAACAGACACCCAGACCTATCGCTTTCAGATCGAGAAGTGTGGTATCGTGCAGGGCAGAGGTCTGTTGTTGACTATCTAATCGAACAGCAACTTAGACAAAAAGAAACTATGTTAACTAATAGAGTATTGGAGAACTAGCTATGTGTTTTGGTGGTGGTAGTCCTCAACAACCTAGAGTTGCAAAATATGAAAGTAAGAATGACCCTGTTGTAATTACAGGCGAACAAGAAGGTTTAGAAAAGAAAAAGAAAAAAACTGAAACAGCAGACTCACTTAAGATTGCAAAACAAAAAGAGACTAAAAACTTTTCTAATCCAACTATTGCTACAGCACAAAAGCTAACGCAAACTAAAAAGAAGACTTTAATTTAGTTCATGCTAGTATAAGAAAAAAATAATATACACCTGCCATGTGTTTTGGATCACGACCATCACCCCCACCTGCACCTGCACCCGAACCAGTTGATTCTCCTATAGAAGAAACTGCTGATGCAGTAGTTGTTGGTAAACAAAAAAAGAAACAAGCTGCTGATACAAAAGTTGCTATAGGTAGAAAAATGGGAACTAAATCTTTACAGATACCATTGCTTGATAACCAAAAAGGTGGAGATTTAAACTACCCAACTTAATATGGAATACTCAGCACAAGGCACAACCGCAGCAGGTAGGTATGAAGCACTTGTTAGTAGTAGGTCTGTCTACGATAGAGAAGCAAAAGAATCTTCAAAGCTAACGATACCTAGCTTAATACCAGAACAAACAACTGGTACAAGGGCAAGAATTAAAACACCTTTCCAAGCTACTGGTAGTCGTGGAGTTAATTCTTTATCAAATAAATTATTAATGACTTTGCTTCCTCCAAGCACAGCATTTTTTAAATTAGAAATAGATGCTCTTGAAATAAGAAAACAAGGGCAAGAACAGATGCAGAGTGAAATAGATAAAGGACTACGCACAATAGAAAATGCTTTGATGAATCAGATAGAAATATCTAACGATAGGGTTGCTATGTTTGAAGCTATCAAACATCTAGTAGTATCAGGTAATGTCTTGTTATATCTAACAGATGCAGGTCTTAAAGTATTTCCATTATCTAAGTTTGTTTGTAAGCGTGACGAAGTAGGTAATGTATTAGAAATACTAACTAAAGAAACAATACACCCACAAGCTTTACCTGCTGCCTTTTTAGAACAGATTAAAAAGAAAGAGAACTATGACGCTAAGACAATGACAGATGACCTTGATATATATACACATATAAAAAGGATTAATGATGATGTCTTTTGGTTTCAAGAATGTAAAGGAGAGAAGATACCAAACACAGATGGCAGATCAAGAGTAGATGTAACACCTTGGCTACCTCTTAGATTTATTAGGGTTGATGGTGAAGATTATGGTAGAGGTTATGTTGAAGAGTATCGTGGTGACTTGATTAGTCTTGAGTCTCTGATGCAAGCAATAATCGAAGGTGCTGCTGCTAGTGCGAAGACGCTTTTTTTGGTCAATCCAAATGGGGTTACAAGGGCAGCGACTATTAGCAAAGCACCGAATGGAGCAGTAAGAGAAGGTACAGCAGCAGATATTTCTGTCATGCAAGTTGGTAAAAGTGCAGACTTTTCTGTTGCTTTTAGTGCAATACAAAGAATAGAAGCAAGACTTGAGTTTGCTTTCTTGATGGCAAGATCAGTACAACGTGACGCAGAAAGAGTGACAGCAGCCGAGATAAATCTTATGGCACAAGAACTAGAGAATAGTCTTGGTGGTATCTATAGTATCTTGACCCAAGAGTTTCAACTGCCATATCTAAGAAGACGTATGCACTTGTTGGTAAGACAGGGCAAAGTTCCCAAGCTGCCTGATGAACTGGTCAAACCCAAGATAGTGACAGGACTTCAAGGACTTGGTAGAGGTAATGATAGAAACAAACTAATAGAGTTTATAGGAACTGTAGCTCAAGCATTAGGACCAGATGTAATGAGACAATACGTCAATGTAGATGAAGCGGTTAAAAGACTAGCTACCAGTATCGGTATAGATACTGCTAACCTAGTAAAAACACAAGAACAAATCCAAGCAGAACAAGAAGCTGCACAACAACAGCAGCTTATTCAAAGTCTTGGACCTGCTGCTTTAGGCTCACCATTAGTTGATCCCAAAAAATTAGCTGATGCTTCACAAAAATTACCAACGGAGGAACCTCAAGATGCCAACTAAAAAGTCTAGAAAAAGAGATGAAGACGGAAAGTTTGTCTCTGAAAAAGCTATCGTTAGCGAACTAGGTGTTAACGAAGAAAACCCTGTACCCGAAAAGTCTGGTGATGTTATTACTAGACATGGCAGTACAATTCACTATAGTTAAAAGAAAACCACTATGACTTCATCACAAGTAAATGTTTCAGAGACACCACCAATGTCTTCTTCAGACTTGGAAGGTTTAAAAGATGAGAATGGCCTGTATGCAGGTAAATTTAAAACTGTAGAAGATCTTGTAGGAAGCTACAAAGAACTCGAAGGTAAGCTTGGTGCTATAGATCAAACCAGAGAAGAACCAGAAGGAGTAGCAGAAGAAGAGACAGAAGAACAAGAAACAGAAACTAACGATTCTGAATTTGATGCAGAAGAGTTTTATGGAGATGGTCTTGCTTCGGTACTAGAAGAAGTTGGTATTGATCCAGTAGATATATCAAATCGCTTTGCAGAGAATGATGAAATTACTGAAGATGATTACAGCAAGCTAAGTGAAGCTGGCTTCTCAAAACAAATTGTTGATACCTATTTAGATGGTCTTCGTAATGCTGGCATGGCAGGTGAAGTAGATGCACAAGGTATCAAAGACTCAGTAGGTGGAGATGAAAGCTATGGTCAAATGGTTTCTTGGGCTATAGAAAATCTACCTGCTGAAGAAGTCCAAGCCTTTAACAAGTTAACTGATACAGGAGATGGCCCTGCTATTAAGTTGGCTGTTCAAGGTATCTATTCACAATACAATAATGCTATGGGAATTGAACCAAGTCTTTACTCAGGTCGTGCTTCGGCAAGTGGACCTACACCATTTAGGTCTACAGCAGAAGTAGTAACTGCTATGTCTGATCCTCGTTGGGAGAAAGACGTATCTTATACAGAAAATGTAAAAGCACGTTTAGCAGGTTCTAACGTATTCGGGTAATGGCTAAACCTACAAACCCAAAACTTTACGCAAGAATAAAAGCTAAAGTAAAAGCAAGGGTCAAAAAATGGCCTAGTGCTTACGCAAGCGGACAGCTTGTAAGAGAATACAAAGCAGCAGGTGGAGGTTACTCTTAAAATGAAAAAACTAACAGACAAACAAAAAAAGAATCTTGATAAAACTGGTGATGGTAAACTCACTAAAGAAGATTTTTTATTAGTTCGTAGACTAAAGAAAAAGAAAAATGGCAAAGCTTAGTCTAAGTCAGATGAGAACTCTAAAAAAACATTCAGAGCATCATTCTAAAAAACACATGGATATGATGAAGAAGCTTATGCGTGAAGGTTCTTCATTCAAAGCTGCACACAACAAAGCACAAAAAGATGTAGGCAAATGAGTCTTGATAGATGGTTTAAAGAAAAGTGGGTTGATGTCAAAACAGGCAAGAAATGTGGCCGAGGTAAGAATGAGAAAGGCAGACCTTACCCTGCTTGCAGACCATCAAAGAGAGTTAGTAGTAAGACTCCAAAGACTACAGGTGAAATGAGTAGTAAAGAAAAAGCTAGATTTAAAAGAGAAAAGACAAGTTCAAAAAATATCACCTATCAACATAGAAGAAAAAGAAATAGTTTAAAGATTGCGTAAAGGTGTTATATTTTAAGTAGCTTACATTTTTTATGTCTAAGGGTGTATCAATGACCAAGAAGGACAAAGACCCCACAGGTGGTCTTACTGCTTCTGGTCGTAGAAAATACAACCGAGCAACAGGTGGAAACTTGCAAGCTCCTGTTACTAAAAAGACAGGTCTTTCTCCTAGACAGAAAGCAAGAAGAAAATCTTTTTGTGCAAGAATGTCTAAGGTAAAAGGACCATTAAAAAAAGATGGCAAGCTAACTCGCAAAGCTCTTGCACTACGCAAGTGGAATTGTGGGTCTGTAAAAACTTAACAGAGTAGAAATCTAAATATCTAAGTGCCTGATGCGTCAGATACCACTTGAGAGAAAGGATTGAAACGAAGTTAGTTACTCTAATTTGTAAACATTAATCAGGGAGTTTTCCTATGGCTAACGCCACAGTATCACGCCTTGGTTTGGTCAACAATACAGGAACAGCGTTTGATGCGTTGTTTCTGAAAGTGTTTTCTGGTGAAGTGCTTACAGCATTTGCTAGAAACAACATCTTTAACGAGCAACTTCATTCAGTTCGTACTATCACAAGTGGTAAGTCAGCACAGTTTCCTGTTCTTGGAACTGCAACAGCGGCTTATCATACAGTAGGGACTCCGTTGGTAGGGGCAAACCAAATCAAGGCAAATGAAAAAATCATTAATATTGATGATTTATTAATCGCCCAAAGTTTTATAGCGAACATAGATGAGTTGAAAAACCACTATGACGTTAGGGCGACTTACGCTGATGAACTAGGTAAAGCACTTGCTAGAACCTATGACCAGAACGTAGCCAAACAAATTGCAAACGCTTCCAGAGCTTCTACTAACCTTAGTGGTGGTAATGGCGGTCTTGTATTGACACTTGCTTCTGGTAATACAACTTCAGCAAACGTCACAGGTGATGAAATAGCAGCAGCTATCTATGACATTGCACAGACATTTGATGAAAGAGACATTCCTCCAACAGATCGTTTCTGTGTATTACCACCTGCTGAGTACTATAAACTTGCTGAGTCTGCTACAAGAACTGTAGACGTTGACTTCAACCCACAGGGTAATGGTTCGTTTGCTTCTGGTAAAGTACAGCAAGTTGCTGGCATACCCATCATGATGTCAAACAACGTACCTCAAAGTAACGTCAGCAGCAATCCAAGCGGTGCCAATAATACCTACTCAGGTGACGATAGTAAAACTATTGGTCTTGTCTTCCACAAGTCTGCTGTTGGTACAGTAAAACTTATGGATATGACAACTGAGATCTCTGGTTCAGATTATGGCATAATGTATCAAGGAACCTTAATGGTTGCTAAGTATGCGTTAGGACATGGCATTTTAAGACCAGAATGTGCAGCTACTATTAAGCTATCTGCTTCTTAAATTCAATTTATAGGGTATCTTATTATTAGATACCCTTTTTTATTATGTATCATTCATCTAAAAAGAAAAAAAAGAAAGGTGGGAGAGACTCACTTAAGATTAAAAAGAAAGGGTATTAATTATGTTTGGCAAGAATAAAAAGAAAAAAGGTATTCTTGGTCTAGAAGGTCAAGCTTATCTTGATGCTTACAACAAGCAAATGCAAGAAACAGGAAAAAGCACTCTTGCTGAAAAGGCTAGGTTTTATAAAGAAACTCAAAAAGTTAAAGCACAAAAACTTAAAGAGGTAATGAACTAATGGCTGTAGCTGCAACAACAGAACTTGCTTGTATCAATATAATGCTTGCTGCTATAGGAGAAGCACCTATAAATAGTCTTGTCGGCACACTACCCGTTGATGCTCGTATTGCTCAGTCAACCCTTACTGAAGTAAACAAAAGTGTACAGTCAGAAGGCTGGTCTTTTAATACAGAAATAGATGTAACTCTTACAAGAGATGGTTCTAATCAAATAAATATTCCTACAAATGTTTTAAGAGTAGATGCTAATATTCATCAACACCCAACTATTGATCCTATACAACGTGGTTCTAAATTATACGATAGACAAAATAATAAGTTTGAATTTGATGAAGACTTAATTTGTACTGTGGTTTATTTTAGAGATTTTGATGAGATACCAGAACCAGCTAGACACTATATGAATATACAAGCTGCAAGAAAGTTTGTTGACAGACTTGTAAGTGACCAAGCATTAAGAACATATACGTTACAAGACGAACAAAGAGCTAGAGCAATACTTATGGAAACAGACTTAGCAAATGGGGATCACAATATATTAAGAGGAGATCCTTCTCTTACTAATATCTTTGATACTTACAATCCTTCTAGTGCTTTAATTAGATAACTATGGCTGTTATTTCAAGAGCTATACCTACATTATTAAGAGGTATATCGCAATCTTCTGATGCTTTGAAGCAAGCAGATCACGCTGATATACAAGATAACGCTGATAGTAACCCTGTTCTTGGTCTTACAAAAAGGTCTGGATCTCAATTTTTAGCTTCAGTTGGCAGTTCTACTCTTGGTAATGTTCACATACAAACTATAAATAGAGATGCTAGTGAACAGTATGTAGCGATATTTAGTAATGGCAATGTAAAAGTTTTTGAGTTAGATGGTACAGAAAAAACAGTCAACAAACCAGATGGTACAAACTATTTAAATACATCAAATCCTAGAAGTGTAATGAAGACAGTTACTATTGCTGACTTCACGTTTGTTGTGAATACAAGTATTACACCTGCTATGGATTCAGCAGTATCAAATAGTGCTAGTAATATTACGCAAGCGATTGTATTTATAAATCAAGCAACAGCTAAAACAACTTATTCTGTGACTGTAGATGGTGTAACAGTAACAGATGACACTACTGGTAATGATCCACTTTCAACTACAACTGTAGCTACTGATCTTACTGCTGGTTTAAACTCTGGTCTTACAGGTTTTACGATTGCTAGGAATGGTCCTGTTATACATATCAAAAAGAATGATGGTAGTAATTTTTCAATAGATGGTAGTGACTCTCAAGGTAATACCAAAATGACAGTCATAAAAGATACAGTACAGCAGTTTACTGATCTTCCCAATGTGTCACCTAATGGATATGTAGTAGAGATTGTTGGTGATGAAGGTACGGACTTTGATAATTATTATGTAAAATTTACAACTAATAACGGAAATGCTTTTGAAGAAGGGCAATGGTCAGAAACAGTAGAAGCTGGCATACCTTTTAAATTTAATTACGACACAATGCCACACGTTTTAATACGTCAGGCAGATGGTAATTTTAGATTTGCAAGAGTAGATGGAGATACATATACAATATCTGGAACTGATTTTACATTACCTAAATGGGGTGAACGTGTTGTTGGTGATTTAATATCAGCACCAAATCCTTCTTTTATTGGTAATAAAATTAATAATGTATTTTTCTTTAGAAACAGGCTTGGGTTTCTTGCAGGGGATAATGTAATTCTTTCAACAGTATCAGAGTTTTTTAATTTTTTTCCAGAAACAGTTATATCAGTTTTAGATACAGAACCCATAGACGTAGCTGCATCTCATACAAAAGTTGCAATATTGAAACACGCAGTAACTATGGGAGAAAAACTTATATTATTTTCTGAACAAACACAATTTGTATTATCAAGTTCAGCAGATAACCTTACCCCTTCAACTGCTAACGTACTTGTACAAACTGAATTTGAAAGTAATGCAGCAGCACAGCCTGTAGGTTCTGGTTCTTCTATTTATTTTTTAACTAAAAAAGGTTCTTTTGCAGGTATCAGAGAATATATTATTGCAGGTAATCAACAGATCCAAGATGCTGCAAACACAACTATCCATGTACCAAGACTGATACCAAGTGGCATTTTTAAAATGGCAGTATCAAACAACCAAGATATTCTTGTTTTGCTTGGTACAGAGAATCCAAACAAGTTATATGTAAATAGATGGCTATATGGTGAAGGGTTTAGTAAAGCTTTAAACGCTTGGTTTACTTATACCTTTAACAGTAATAGATCTATTTTAAATATTGATTTTATTGGTACTGATTTAATAATGGTTGTAGAAGAAGCCAATGGTGTAACCCTAGAAAAAATACCATTTGAAACTAATTTTAGAGAACCTAATGCAGAGTTTGAATATCATTTAGACCACAAGGTAACTGAAGCTACTAGCGGTGTATCTGTTGCTTACAACTCTGCTACTGGTATTTCTACATTTACAGTTCCTTATAGATTAAGAGCCAACATGAATATTATTGGTCGTTATCTTGCCAGCAATGAAACAAGCACATTTGTAGATGCTCAAGGCAATACCAAAACTCTTGTATCAGGACAAGCACTAACAACTACTAATGCAGTTGATGGTTCTACTTCTACCATTACAGCAACAGGAGATTATAGAAATAGTAAATTTATTATTGGTGAACCTTATGAAATGCACTATAGGTTTAGTCAGCAAAGGTTAACTCAAGGTGGTGGGGGTGCTACTGAACTTATAAGTGGTCGATTACAAATACATCATTTCTATATTAAGTATGAAGACTCTGGTTTCTTTCAAGTAGAAGTAACACCTGAGAATAGAGACACCTCTTTACATAAATTTACTGGTCGTTTGCTTGGTGCTGCTTCTGCTTCTATCGGTCAGATTAATTTAGATACAGGTACATTTAAAGTGCCTATTATGAGCAAGTCAGATAGAGTAGATATAGATGTAAAAAACAATACCTTCTTGCCTACATTGTTAGCTAGTGCAGAGTATGAAGGAGTATTTCACATGAGGAGTAGAAGAACTTAATGGGATATTTAAGAAAATCAAAGCTATCAGATCTTAATTATGTATGTCAAAACATGAGACAAATGGATAGATTAGAAGGTTTATATCAAACAGGTAGAGATCCAGAAGACGCATTACGCTTGTCGTTTTTGTTTGGTAAAACAATATTAACAATAGCTGGTGACGAGGATCAACCTATGGGCTTATGTGGAGTGCGTAAAGATGGTTGTATATTTATGATCTGTACTGATGAATTATTTTCTAATAAAAAATATAAAATACAACTAATAAGAAAAGGTAGAGAATGGATAGACAGTTTGTTGAAATCTTATAAACTCCTATATAATTTTGTATATGCAGAGAATCATACTGCTATAAAGTGGTTAGAAGCTCTCGGTTTTGTTTTTATAAATTATCACGAAAAGTATGGTCAACATGAAAAACCATTTTATGAATTTCTGAGGATTGCCTAAATGTGTTCTCTTGCTGCTGGTATTAGTGGAGGTCTAAATCTTTTTCAAGGTCTTGCCATGCAAGGTGCTGCAAAAGAAAAAGCAGAAGGTACTTTTCAACAAGAAGTAGAAGGTACACAATCTGCTGAAGACAACAAAAGAAATAAACAATTAGCTTTATCTGAACAAAAAGCATCAAAAGAAAAAAAAGAAGCACAAAATATATTTGCTAAAAACATAGAAATATTACAAGCACAAAAAACTTTATTAGCATCAGGACAAGCAGGTAACAATATAAATTTATTGTTTAGAGAATTAGGAGGTAAGGGTGCTAATTTTAGAGAATCTATAAGGCAAGAATTAGAATCATTTAGTAGACAATATGATAGAAATATACAAGGTACAGAATCAGAGTATCAAAACATTAGAAATAGATTAAGAAGTAATACTATACAAGCATATAATCAAATACCCTCAACAGGATCAATTATTTTAGGTGCTGCTACAAGTGCCTTTAATACCGAACTTTCTTTAGATGATGGATTCTTTAGCTAATTATGACATCTAGTTTTCAAAGCACAGCAGCCACAAGGATTTACGATAGTCCTGTAAATACTTTTGTACAACCTGTTACTGCTGTACAAAAAAGTAGTATGGCAGATTTAGCAGAAATCTTACAAACAGTTAATCCAACATTAGAAAAGTTTTTTGTAAATAGAGCTAATCAAAAAGCAGAAAAGGATAGAAAACAAGCTGTTGCTGATGTTTTAGATGCTGAAATAAATGGTGGTGCTATTGCTGATTTATCAAACAGAATTGAAAAAGTTGAAGGTAGACAGACAGCTAGAGAAATAATAGGTGGTACAAGGGCTTATAGAAGACAATATGAAAAATCTTTAGTAGCGTTACAAGCTCAAAAAAGAGGTAACAGAATGGATAGTGACTATGATGTCACTAGAATAGATACAGGTGCAAAAGATGAAAACGGAAAACCTATATTAAAATTTTTAAAAGAATTTAGTACTGATAGCAATGAATATAGAACTTGGAGAAAAAGTTACCTTGATGAAGATTTAGAGCTTTTTCGAAAATTAGGTATTGATTCAACTGTAGTTGATGATTTTTACATACCTGAAATGAGTAAGGAAATGTTTAAAAATGCTAATTATGGAACTAAACAAAATCAAGCTTTTGAATATAATAAATTTTTAGGATTGATGCCTGAAGTTTTAACAGAAGCATCTTTACATTTAAGCAAAGGAGAAGACGATCAAGCTGGTGAAATTTTAAATAACTACTTAGAAAATATGTATAAAGGTGGTATTACTGGCACAGATGCTACTAAAACATATACAACTCTTATAGATAATATTTATGCTCAAGGCGAAAAACTATTAGATATAGATGTAAGCAAACCTGATGCTGCACAAAAATTAGCTCTAGCTGAAAGTTTCCCAGATAGGCTTTTAAGTTTAGTTAAGTATGGAGAAAAAGATCTTAGAAGTCATAAAGACTATCTGACAAAATCAGCAGCTTTTGATGAAAAGTTTGAAAGATTAGTATTGCAAAAAATTAAATACAAAAATCAAGTACAACCTTTACTTAATAAATTAGAAATTAAAAATAAGTTTCAAAATATAAATAAAATACCTCTTACTGTAGATATGACAGATGCAGAAAAAACTACAGCAATAGAAAATAAACGAAACGGATATGAAGCGTTAAAAAATGATCCTAGATTTACAACAAAAGAAGAACAAGATTATATAGATCAATTAGGACAATCAGATAACTATGATCTTAAAAGTAAAATTATTCCAGATTTAAAAAAGAAAATTACATTAGGTGTGTTTGATGGTTTAGATACTGATTTAGAAAAAGCTATTTCAGATATAGAAAATAATCATGCAACAATGGACAATGAAGCAATCGACTTAATAGATAAACTTAAAACTTTTGCAGCAAATAGTGATGGATTAGGAGAAGATATACAAGCTTCTACAACTAATATAATGAATATAGTTAACGATAACTTAGGTGTAGGAGATAAGTTTCAAATACTTGAACCTTTTAGTCAAAAAACTAGGTCAAATATGTTGAAATCAACTAAGCTTGGTTTTGAAGTTCGAGATAAAATAAAACAATATTATATAGATTATATAGAAACAAATGGTAAACGACCTACAAGTTTAGAAATACAAGCAATAGAACAACAATATGCTGTGCAAGCTTTAGCTTCTGATGGAAAACCAGAATTTGTAAAGTTAAGAAATCAATTATATCCAAACGCAGAAAATCCTTTCAAAAAATCAGAACGACAACTATATCAAGAAAAAATTGAAGGAATAAATTTAAACAGAACAGTACCAGAAGGTTCATTTGGAATAGGCACACAAGAAAATGAAAGAACAAGAAAATTACAACAACAAGACACAAATACAAATAATAATTTTTTTGAAGAAGGACCAAATTTAGGTTCTGTACCACAATTTGAAAGAAGAAGGGGTGCAGGTTATGGCGGTGGTATGCCAATAGAATTTAATTTACAAGAACTTTTAAATCAAGAAAACTTCCCTGATTTTGGTGGTTTAGCAGAGTTAGTAAGAGGTGGAGAATCTTTAGGTAGTGGTCTTTATAATGCTTTTAATGGTGGTACAACTGATACAGCAGGTGAAATGGATATAACAAGTAAAACTATAGGTGAGATGGAGCAAATGCAAGCTGATGGCAAAGTCTTTGCAGTAGGAGCTTATCAATTTACACCTAATGTTTTAACAGAAGCTAGAGTTTATTCTGGTCTTAACAAAGATGATATTATGACACCAGAAAATCAAGATAGATTATTCTGGGGTATGTTACTAAGTGGCAGAAAACGACCTTCTTTAGCTGCGTACCTTACAGGTCAAAGTGATGATCTAAATGCAGCACATGAAGATTTAGCATTAGAATTTGCTGCAATACAAGGACCAGATGGCAAAGGTATGTATGATAATGACAAGGCTGGAAACTATGCCAGAATAGATGCAAACCTAGTCAGAGAATCTTTAATTGCTGCTCGCAAACTTTTAATGAATAGAGAATGACAGACTCAAACTTAATTCCACAAGACGAAAATACAGTACCAGAAGGTGCTTTCGGTATTGGGTCTAAAAAAACTGATGACTTTACAGAGAATGAAAGGCTAAGAAATTTTGGTATTAAAGATATACCTAAAGCAATCTTTGACCAATTAAAAAGCAACTCAGGTGCAATCGTTGTACCAAATCAAATTACAGAAGAAGTTTTAGAGAAAGCTGCTGAAAATCAAGATAAGTTTTTAAAACCAAAATCAGAAGAAGAAGAGACATTTTTTAGAGCTACCGCAGCAGGTATCGCTGACATACCAAACGAAATAAAACATATAGCTGATTGGATTCAAGGTAATCCTTATGATCCAAATGAACTAATTGATTTAAAAGCTTTAGGTCTTGAAAAAGAAGGTGATTTAGATGATGCAGCATATCAAGTTTTTAAATTTGGTGCTGGTTTTTTAATACCTTATGCAGGTTTTAATAGAGCTTTGCAAAAGGTAAATGGCATAAGATTGTTAAAAGGAGTAAAAAATTATGACAATATCGCTACTGGTGCTAGATGGTTTACCGCAGGTGGAGCAGCAGATTTTGTTGGTGTAGATGCTTATGATGAAAACTTATTTAATTTTTTAGCTGATATAGAAAATCCAGTACTTACTAATAGATTTGTAAAACCTATTGTTGAATATTTATCTGCACCAGAAAGACCAGCAGAAGGAGGTGAAAGTAACTTTGGTGAAGCAAAACTAAAACAGTTTTTGACAGGTACAGTTTTTGGAGAAGCTATTGGACTAACAGCAACAGCAGCAACTAAAGGTTTGCCTAAATTAAAAAATGTATTAGAACCATACGCTGTAAGACTTATTGATGACATTACAGGCGGTCCTAATATATTAAATCCAGAACAGATGGCTGATAGAACTATTCAGCTATTGAAGGATATAAAGAATAACCCAAAAAGATTAAGTTTTGCTTTAAAACAAATTGAAAGATTAAAGAAAGCAACTCTTGTAGGTAGTAAAGAATTTTCAGATGAATTTACAAAAGTACTAGATGATTTGCCTAAGTTTGATGAAGTAACACCAAAAACTAAAGTAACAAAAAAAACTAAAATTAAAGCTACTGATTTGCCTTTACAGCAATCAAAACCTAATCCTAAAATTTGGAATGATGTAGAAAGTATTACTGATGATACATGGAAAGCTACAGGTAAAGTACTAAATAGAATTGTTATACCTGATGAGTTTTCAGTAGAAGCTGCAAGTGCTATGGGCTATGATGAACTGTTGCCTAAAGTAATTCAGATAGCAAAAAAAATTAGTCCTAATGACCCAGAAAAACACATGAGGGTTATTTATCTTGGTGCAATAAAAGAACAAAAAAGATTAGCTACAAACGTAAGTCAATACATGACCGATATAGAACAAGCTTTCATGCTTGGAGAAGAGATACCAGATGAACTATTGCAGAATTGGTCGGAAGATGTATCAAAGATGATAAATCTTGCAGGTCCAACTAAAAAAATAAGCAACGAAACAGCAGGTACAGTAAGAGTAAATAAACTTATAGATGCAGAACCTAAAGATGTTATTCGTAAATCTGTTGATGAAGAAGTACAAGCAGGTATTGGTGGTGGAGAGAAAACTGCTGAACGTGCAAGAAAAGAAAAATTCCAAACAACAACAAGAGATTTAGTTGAAAAGACTAAAAAACAAATAGCTGAACAAAAACTAATACCAACAAAAGAAGAGCTTTATGAAGGTATGCAAACTTATATACAAAATAATGATATTGAAGGTTTGTTAGGTATTACAAGAAAAGTATTAGCTATGCAGGGTGATAGTAAAAAAATAAGCAAGCTTGTAAAAGGTATGAATTTATTTGATAGAGGAGCTAAAGGGTTGAGAATTAGTAATGAGTTGTTTATAAATAATTTATTGTCAGCACCAGAAACACAAATTATTAATATTATTGGTTCTTTATTTAATGTTGCTCTTGGTCCTTTAGATCTAGCAGCAGGTAGTCCAATTATGGACAAACAAATGAAAATAAGGGCAGCTAGAGAACTTGCTACTATTTTTACCTCTTCTATAGATAGTCTTAAAGCAGCAGGTAAAGCGTTATGGCTTGATAAGAATATTCTTGATGAAAGAAGAATGTTTGGTACACAAGATGCTTATGAAAGATATGCAATAAGAATGATGGGTGATAGTGCTTTTGCAAAGAGTATAAATTTATTTGGTCATGGAGTTAGAGTGCCTTCTAGATTAATGATGGCAGGTGACGAGTTTATAAAACAAATTGCATTTAGATCAGGTCTTATGGGTGATCTTACGCAACAAGCAACAGAAAAAGGATTAACAGGTAAATCTTTTCAAATTTATGTAAAAAGTAATTTTGATGAAATTATAGATATTGTTAATACCAAAAGTTTTACTAAAGGACAAGATAGTGCTTTTCCTGATTTTGTACCAAATGAAAACATTTTAGACGCATATACAAGAAATTTAGATTATGCAGCAGATAGAACATTTACAACTGAACTAGGCAAAGGATTTGGTTTAAATGGTTTTGGTTCAGCCCAAACAAAAAAACTTGCAGAAATATTAAAATCTTCTGCTTTGAGGCCAATAGTTCCTTTTGTAACTACACCTGTAAATATAGGTAAACAAGTTTTTAGAAGAACAGGTGTACCAGATATGAGGACTTTATTTAAAGGTATGCCACCAAAATATAATGCAACTTTAGGAAGAATTTTAAAAGAACATAATGATAATTTATTAAGTGATGATTTGGCTACTGCATACAGAGCTAACGGAGAAGCTACTGTAGGCGGTCTTTTATGGGCTTATTTTATATCTTTAGCAGCAGCCAAAGATGACCCAGAAGCAGAATTAGCAATTATTGGTGGAGGTCATCATAATAAATATTTAAGAGAAGGAGAGAAAAGAACTGATGAATTACCATATAGTTTTAGAGTTTTACAAAAAGACAAAAATGGCAAAGTAATTAGAGGAGATAATGGTTTACCAAATTACGAATACTTAGATCTTTTATCTCGAATGGAACCAATAGGTTCTTTATTTATGATTGCAGGTGATATGGCATATATTAGAGATTTTGTAAGTGATGAAGATTATGAAAATGCTGCTAATGCTCTTACAGGTTTAATGGCAAGAAATATAGGCAATAAATATATGCTGCAAAATATTGCAGAGTTTATTGATTTAACAAATGATGTTGGTGCTTTAAAAAGGTTTTATAGAGTGCCAGCAAATTACGCTGCAAATCTTGTACCTTTTTCTTCTTTATGGAGAAGTATTACAAGAGCAAGAGGTGAAAAATGGACATACGAACTTCGTGATAATGAAGGTAAATTATTAGGAACTAAAACATACGAAGGTAGATTTCCAAAAAGAAAAACTAAATTTAGAAAAGGAGATAAACAACCTCAAACAGAAAGAATGGAAGATAAGGGAAACTATACAGAAGATTATGGTGAATATGAAGGTAATGATTTTGGTAGTTTAAAACTATCTAATAATCCTTTTCAAGATTTTGATATTTTTGGCACAATGATAACAAGAAGTTTGCAAGACTATACAGCAGGTTTTAGTGCAGATATTGAACCAATAAGAAGCATGACAACAGGCAGAATTGCAGAATACCCAGAAGGTGCTTTCTTTGGTAATTATTTCAATCCTTTTAAATATAGAAAAGAAAAAGACAATCCTGTTGATGAATACATAAGAAGATTAGATCTAAAGCTTGTACCACCGCTTGATACTATTAGATTTAATAAATATGGTAATGAAGTAAATTTAACAACACAACAATATAACAAGCTAACAAGTTTAATACCTTTTATAAAAATAAGCTATGACGAAAAAGGCAGACCTTTCTTTGATCCGCAAAATGGTAAACGCTTTCCAGAAATAATTTTAGAACTTTCAAGAAATAAAAATAATATCAAAGCTTTAAAATTTTTAGAAGCTGATCGTTCTGGTGGTATTGACGCACAAGGGATGTTAACAAGAAAAGAAATTATAAGAACAGAACTTCAAACACCAGTAAGAAAATTTTGGAAGGATTACAAAGAAGTTGCTGTAGAGTACTATAAAGAATATATTATGGATAAAAAAATAAAAACAATGGCTGAAAATGAAAACAGAAGAGCTAATGAAGATATAATGCAAATATTAGAGAACTTCTCTGGAAATTAACTATGGCTACTAACACCACAGCTACGTCACAAACCCATAACGGAAATGGTAGTACAGCCACTTTTGCTATATCTTTTTCTTTCTTAGAAAATACTGAAGTTGATGTTACAGTTGGTGGTGTTCTTAAAACACTAGGCACACACTACAATATTAGTGGTTCGTCAGTTACTTTTACTTCTGGTAATATTCCTCCTTCTGGTACAAACAATATTAAATTTCAAAGAGATACAAATATAAGTACAAAAAAAGTAGATTTTGCTGATGGTAGTGTTTTAACAGAAACAGACCTTGATAATAATAGTGACCAAATATTATTTGCTCAACAAGAGATTACAGATAAATTAGGTGGTATTGAAGAAGGTGCTACAGCAGATCAAACAGATGCAGAGATTAAAACTGCTTATGAAAATAATGCTAATACAAACGCATTTACTGATGCTTTATTATCAAAATTAAATGGAATAGAAGCAGGTGCAACTGGCGATCAAACAAACGCAGAAATAAGAACAGCAGTAGAAGCAGCAAGTGATAGCAACGTGTTTACTGATGCTGACCACAGTAAATTAAATGGTATAGAAGCAGGTGCTACCGCAGATCAAACAATAACAGAAATAAAAAGTCTTATAGCTGGCAGTCCACTTGATGCTAGTCACCTTGCAGCAAACTCAGTTGATACAAGTGAAATAGCAGATGACGCTGTTACAAATGCAAAATTAGCAGATGCAGAGCTAAAAACTCTGGCAACTATGCAATCTGGTACAGCTTCTAAATTAGCTGACAGTACAGCCCTTACATCTGATATAGCAGACCTTAACCAGTTAGATGGTTTACAGAAGGCAACAACTATAACTGATGACGATACTAAGTTTCCTACAAGTGGTGCAATCGTAGATTATGTTGCTGCACAGTTAGCACCTATTGGTGGTTTAGAAGCAATAGCAAATGAAAGTTCTTTTCCTAATACACAACCACAATCAGGTGTAGTTATAAGTATTGCAGATGCAGGTGGAATGGCAGTAGCATCTGATGGAACTGCATCTGGTCAAACAGTAGGTGGTACAACAGTAAATATATCTGGTATTGCTACAAACTTTCGTGGTTCTAGTGTTGCAGCAGGTGTTAGATTTCTTGTTGTTTCTACTGGAGCTGGTCAAAACTATACATACCACAAAGCAACTCTTAAAGAAGATGACCTTGTAAGTCTTAGTGGAGATATAAACGACTTTGCTAATAGATATAGAGTTGGATCTAGCAACCCTACGACTAGCTTAGATAACGGAGATTTATTCTTCAATACAAGCACAGGTAAAATGCTTGTTTATAACGGCACAAATGCTGCTTGGGAAGAAGTACAAAGTATAGGTAATTTCTTTATATCTACACTTAGCCCTGCATTTGATGGCAGCACACAAAATTTTACTCTTAGTGATGCACCTACAAATGCACAACAAGTATTACTAATAATAGAAGGTGTTGTACAAAAACCTAATGCTGGTACATCTACACCAACAGAAGGCTTTGCGTTAGATGGTAGTACAGTTAAGTTAGCTGCTGCACCTGCTACTGGTGCAAGCTATCACGCAGTAGTAATGGGTTCTACTGTGAATATTGGAACTCCGAGTAACAACACAGTAACAACAGCAATCCTACAAAACAATTCTGTATCTACTCAAAAAATACAAGATGAAGCTATAACACTTGCAAAATTAGAACATGGTACATCTAGCAATGATGGCAAATTTTTAAGAGCTAATAATGGTGCTGATCCAACATTTGAAAGTATTAATAACCAAACTCTTCAGTTTCCTTCTGGAGCAACAGGCGTTTCATGTTCTACAGAAAACGAAATACAGATAAATAGTTCTAATTACAAAGTAGTTTTTGATACTGATACAAGTAATATTCACGAAATAAGTTTTGCTGGACCTAGTAGTTTAACTAAAACAAGTGCATATACACTTCCAGAAGATGGTTCTAATGGACAATTTTTAAAAACAAATGGTAGTGGTGTATTAAGTTTTGGTACTATAGATTTAACTGCTTTAAGTGCATCTAATTTAACTGCTGGTACTATACCTGCTGCTAGATTCCCTGCTGCATTGCCAGCTATTGATGGGTCTGCTTTAACAGGAGTTTCATCACAAAAAGCAGATGGTTGCGTTACAGAAAACTCGCAAACAATTTCAAATAATTACACTATGGGTACAAACAAATCAGGAATTAGTGCTGGTCCTATCACAATAGCTAATAATGTAACTGTTAACATTCCGTCAGGTTCACGCTATGTTATTGTTTAGGGGGTAAAATTATGCCAATAGTATTAAATGGGTCAGGGACAATAACAGGTATATCGGCAGGGGGTTTGCCAGATGGAATAATACAAGCTGCGGATTTAGCAAGTGGTGTTGGTGGTAAAACTCTTCAAGTTGTGCAAGCAACTAAAACTGATGGAGCAAGTCAATCAGTAGCGAGTGGAGGTTATTGGCAACCTACAGCTCCTAAATGTTCGATAACACCTTCAAATGCAAGTAATAAAATATTAGTGCAAGCAACTATTGCAGTAGCCTTATCTCAAAATGCACATGGTATGTATCTTACAGTTTTAAAAGATGGAAGTCCTATTTTTCGTGGAGATCAAGATGGCAGTAATATGCAAAGAGTGACAACTGGTACATATGCTCACAATGATTATAATTTTGGTACTTTAGTTTTTAATTATTTAGATACGGCTGGTGGAACATCTGCTATAGAATATAGTTTAGAATTACGTCACGATAGCGGTGGTACTAGCACTATTTATATTAATAGAACAGAAGCTACCGACAATAGTGATGACAGAAAAAGAGGAGCATCAAGCATAATATTAACGGAGATAGCAGCATGAGCCAGATTAAATTATTACATAGCGGTGGTAATGGTGTAATAATAGCTGCACCCGATAGTAACCCTGCATCTGATCGAACTCTTAAGTTACCTAGTGATGGTGATGGTACTATCCTTACTACTAATTCGTCTGTAGGTAAAATTCTACAATTTCTTTCAGTAAGAAAAACTGATGTTTTTACAACTACAAGTGAAAGTTTTGTAGATGTTACAGGTTTGACTCTTTCAATAACACCAAGTTCAGCAAGTAATAAAATCTTTGTTTTTTATTCTGCTTATTTAGCAAGTAATGGAGCAGATTTTGGTTGTGTATCAAAACTTGTAAGAGACTCAACAGATCTTGAATTTGGATATAATCAAACAAACCCAGTACAATCTGGCACAGGTGGAACAACTGTAAATCAACTTTTAGATACACCTAATACAACATCTTCAGTAACATATAAAATTCAATTAAGAAGTCATTCAACAAATCATACTGCAAGAATAGGTGCAGGTGGAAATGGTGGTACAGATGTGCCTGAGTCTGTAATAACACTTATGGAGGTAGCAGCATAATGGCTATCTATTATAATTAAGGAAAAACTATTATGGCCTTAGATCACGAAGCTATTTACGAAGCTTACAAATCAGAAGCAAAACCTGTTGTTTCTATAGATGATTCTGCTGGTGCTTTTGCAGCAGACGGCACTAAAATTGAATTAGATGATGCAAAAATAGCAGCAGCTAGAAAAGCGTTAGATGACGCAGCAGCACTTGTAGCATACAAGTTAAAAAGAACTGGTGCTGATGGTACATTTATAGCTATTTATCCAACGATAGGAGATCAGTTAGATATGATTTACAAAGATATGCTGGCTGGTAAGTTAGATACAACAGGCACTTGGGCTACTGCAATCAAAGCTACTAAGGACAAATATCCTAAACCATGAGTAGATTAGTTACCAACGCAATAAGAAGCACCGCAGCATCTAGTGATGCTATGACAATAGATAGTGCAGGTAAACCTTCATTTCCAAACGGAGGTGTTGGTAAAGTTCTTCAAGTTGTACAAACAGTTAAAGATACTGCAACAAGCACAACTTCTATTAATACTTTTGTAGATATATCTGGAATGAGTGTATCAATTACACCTTCTTCAAGCAGTAATAAAATTTTAGTTATGCTTGATATGCGTCTTAGTGTTAATGATAATAGAAGTGTTGCTTACAGATTAATGAGAGACAACACTCCAATTTATATAGGTGCTGCTAATGGTAGCAATACCAGAGGTACGGGTTGTATTCGTTTAACTGATGATGCTAAATATGATATGCAATCTGAAACAGCAATATTTTTAGATTCACCATCTACGACATCAGCAACGACATATAAAGTTCAATGGTGTCATACGTTTGGTGGGTCAAGTGATGGTTGTTATCTTAATAGACCACATTCTACTAGCGATTCAGATGATCGAGTTAGAGCAGCTTCAAGCATTACAGTTGAGGAGGTAGCAGCATAATGCCTTTAACACAAGTTTCATCAAGACTTATAGAAGACACCCTAAGATATGTCTTAGGTGCTAGTGGTACAGATCACTATACATTCACAGGTAAAGGTCTTACAGGTGCAGTAAATGACCCTACATTAACACTTAGCAGAGGTCATACTTATATCTTTGAAAATAGAAATAGTGCCAATGCACACCCCTTCTATATAAAAACCAGTATTGCTAATGGCGGTACTAATGATGCCTATAACACAGGAGTAACAAATAATGGTGGTGCAGGTGGTACAGAAATAATATTTACAGTACCGCATGATGCACCTGATCTTTTGTACTACCAATGCAGTAGTCATAGCAGTATGGCTGGTCAATTAAAGATTGCTGGTGCTGTAACAGATGGAAGTATAACAGAAGCTAAGTTAGCTGATGATGCAGTAACAGCAGATAAGTTAGCCAACTCAATTAACACAGCTATAGCAGCAAACACAGCTAAGACTAGCAACGCTACACATACAGGAGATGTAACTGGCTCTACCTCATTAACTATTGCTGATGACGCAGTAACAAATGCAAAAATAGCTGACAACGCAATTCAAACAGAAAACATATTAGATCAACAAGTAACTCTAGCCAAACTAGAACATGGCACATCATCAAATGATGGTAAGTTTCTTCGTGCAAACAACGGAGCAGACCCTACATTTGAAACAATATCAATACCATCTTCATTTGTAACTGGCATGATTATTATGTGGAATAGTACAGTTGCATCTATTCCTAGTGGGTGGGTATTATGTGATGGAAATAATAGTACTCCAGATTTAAGAGATAAATTTATAGTTGGTGCAAAACAAGATGATAGCGGTACTGCAAAAACCAATGTAACTGGATCATTATTACAAACAGGTGGTTCAAACTCAACTACAACAAGTATAGGTAACTCTGCTGGTGGTGCATATATATGGACAACAGCTAACCAATACCAATTAGGGGTTCAAAAAATTGACCACACACATACTGCTGATATAGTACCTCCTTTCTATGCACTTTGTTTTATTATGAAAACTTAAGTGGAGATACCAGATCTGCCTGACACAGATTATATTCTTGTACCGCCTAATACAATATTCTATCCACCTGTGGCAGAGATTCCATATCTAGATCCAGTTCTTCTTCCAAGTTTGGAACAGGTAGAGTCGGGTTTGGGAGGTCAGGAATCTGCTGCTGAAGAAGAAACATCATCTTCAACGGAGGAAGCGTTAGAAGTAACACCAGAGACAATACCGACAAACCTGCCAAACACCAAAGAAACTTTATCAACTGAAGAAGCTATAGCTACATTTAATATACCTTTTTTTGGTGAAATGCCTATACCCGCCCCAGAGGTCATTGCTTCCTCTGTGATCGCTGCTGGAACTGCAAGCGTTGTGAGCGTGGCGGGCGGGATTGCCATGCAAAGCGTATTAGCTTTTATCAAAAAAACATTTAAGAAAATCTTTACTAAAGTTTTGAAAAAAGAAGTCGCAAATGTGAAAGAAAAGATGGATAATAATAAAGGTAGCTAGAGTTCACATACCTGTACTGGGTAACTTATGTGGTGTCTAAACTAGCTACTTAAATTTTTCTGCGTTGGCTTTTACATAACTTCGTATATTGATTACATCACTACAGATGTATGCGAACTTAGACTTAGGATTTATCATGTAACCGCTTGCGTGAAGCTGCCCACACTTCAAGATACGAACTAGCTGCTTATCATGCACTTGCTTGTCTAGTTCTTCTTTGGCTAGGTCTAGCTTTACTTTTGCTAGTTCAGAACACGTTTCATTATTAGTTCCTAGTGGAAACATGAATGACATCTGGATTCCCCAACCTTCATTGATGCTATATGTATCTTCTCCCTGTGCATCATTACCTGTATAGAAAGGAGTTACAGCCATAGTAGGTTGACTACAAATCAAGTTTCCAAACTGTAGCTTACCTGTCATTCCATTATTAACATTCATATTCTGGTTGATAATACTGGAATTACCAACAGCATTAGGTTGAGCTTGTACGTTTGTATCGCCTTCGGCTCTAGCTTTATTACTGACTAAAGACAGACAAAGAAGTGATAACGCTAGTAGTGTTGATCGTGTCATTCTGTGTGATCTTTTCAATCATTAAACCTGATGCTCTTGAAGTCACATTTAATGACCAATCTTTTGAAGTATCTGCAACTGTAAATACTGCATCACCGCCAGAAATACCAGCAGATGCAGCCACACTTATATTAGAACCTTCCCAAGTATTTATAGTAGACCCATATTTTTCTGTGACTACGCTGCGAGTTATAGTTTGTGTAGTGTTTTCAGTTCTGTTACTTGAACCAGTAGTCCACGTTGGCACTCCGTTTGCGTAACAAGGTGCAACTATAAATAAACCTAGTAAGAGTAGCTTTTTCATTTGATGCCTACTTTAGAGTTCTTATTATCTACTATAGTATCTTTTTTCTTTTTTATGGAAAAACCTAGTGAAGCTGTGGAAGCTGAAAAAATTGAAGCAATAAATGTAGGGTCAAAATCTACTATCTTTTTACCAGATGGCGGTTCATAATATGAGAGAGATAATAGCGTTGCCGACCACAAAAGTACGCAAACTTTTACAATGGTTTCGACTTTACTAGGTTCTTGTTCTTCCATAGAAGTGCAAACTCTTGTCTAATACTAGCAATGTAGCTATGTTTGGAAAGTAACACAAGATTATTATGCTCAAACTCTTAAAACCAATACTACTAAAGTTCTTTACCACAACTGCTGTAAAAAGATTAGTAGTTGATCTGCTTAGAGCAATCTGCAAACAAACTACCAACACGCTTGATGACAGGGCTGTTGATATGTTGGAGCAACAGTTGTTTCCTAAAATGAACTGATATGAACCACAAAGAATTTTTTAAAATCCTTGTTGGCAATCCACCGCCAGAAATAGAATTTGAAATTGAAGTCAAACAACGTGAAACAGAGCAGTTGCCTGATGAAGCTGTAAGGGCATAC